CGTTACCGGCTCCTCGATCTCGTACCTCTTTTTCGTATAGAGGATCGGGGAAGCGACGATATATTTTTTCTCTTTGCTCTCGGCCATCTTGTCACTCCTTGTTTGTTTGACTGGAGGGCGGGTGCAAAACCCGCCCTCGGCTTTACCATTACGCCCCGCCTTTTTAGGCCACGGCATTCTGCACGAAATAGCCCAGATCGGCGGCGGTGATCACCTCTTTGACCGACTCACCGGCCCGCACCATTTTGCCACCGGTCAAGCCGATATTCTTGTCATCCCAGGATCCGGCCACGCGGGTTCCGAACTGGGCGGTCACCCCAAACGTCACACCGCTTCGGGTGTCCGCTGTTTTATCGCGGTAGATCAGGGAGAGATGCTTACCCCAGGTGCGGGCCAGACTCATGGCCTGCCCCTTTCTGGCGGTATTGACCCAGGCCGAGCCGACCAGGATATCATCGAGCTCGAACAGATCGGCAATCTGCTTCCGCGAGGCAATGCCAGAATCGCCGGAGTTGCCGTGCACCGCCTTGACGATCTGCGGATGCATCGCCAGCTTGGAGAAGGCCAAGCGCCCGATCACCATGATATTGGCGCGCATGATCATGCTATCCAGGGCGCCGGTGATAACGCCGGTCGGATCGGAATTGACGTAGTCGGAAAACTGGTCATTACCCGCCAGGGTCACCCGATTGCCGGCCGCATAGGTGGCGAGGTTGAATACCGTGTTTGCCACCCGCACTTCGCGGTCCAGTTCCACCAGGTTCATAATGCCCTCCGAAGCCCGACCCTCCACATCATAGTTGTCCGGAGCGTTGTCGATATCGGCCTGAGGAATCGCATCGTCCAAACCGAAGCTTTCGGTACTGTCGGTTACCTCGGTTGCGGAGAATTCAACCTGGTTGGGCTTGGATTTCCGGCCCACTTTGGTGTCCGGCACGGTGAAGCCTTCCGCCATGGTATGTTTCAGATATTTAAATTCTTGCTTGCCCACCGGCACCCTGGGCAAAACTTCATCGGCGATCATGCTTGCATTGCGAAAGGCGATTACAATGGCCAGCAGGGCCGGGCTTATCGGGAAAGTCGCTTTCATTTTTTTTGACTCCTTGAATTATAAAGGTGAGAGTTTTGTTACAAAATTAAACGGTGCCAGGCGCCAACTGAACCGGACAGATATCGCCCAGTACGCCGGAGACGCGGGCGATGCCGATGGTCCGGTTGTCTGCAGCTGCCGTAACCGCCTTGCCGTCGGCATCGCTGGTCAGTTGTGCCCCACGTGTGACACCCCCGCCATATTCCACCTCGACCAGACCGAGTGTATGGATATCGACACGATCACCTATTGCCGCGGCACCCAGGGAGTCCGAGACCCCGAAGGACAAATCGGCCGCAGCTGCGGCCTGAATGGCTGCACCATCGGCGGCGCCCAGCTTGCAGATGCGGTACGGGTTAATGACGGCACCCGCTGTAAAGTTCTCTGTTAAAATCGGTTTCATTTGGTTCGCTCCTTGTACGGAATTTTAATATTCAGTGTTAATCTCGATACAGACAGCCGAGCTCAACCGCCCTTGGTCACATGGGCCACGGCCTGGGTGAAGTTGATGCTCCGTCCCGCCTTGGCTTCGGCATCCCTGAACTCCGTGGCCTGCCGTGCGATCTCCACGGCGCTCTGCTCTGTCGGGACATCCTTATCGCGCCCGGCTATTTCTTTGAATTCGACCGTTGCCGGCAGCTTCTCCAAAAATCCGTTAAACCACTCCAGACCGGACTGACTCTTGCCCTCGGCAAATTCAATCGGAGCACTGTCGACCAGGCCCTCCATAAATTCCTGCAAGCCGCCATCGATCCAGGCGGGCAGGGGACCGCCTTCGGCTACCGGCTTTTTGCAGAAGGCGGCGATCTGCTCTTTTGCCGCCGCCTTTTTCTGCGTAGCTTCATTTTCGGCAAATTCGGCCGCTGCCTCTTCGCGTCCCTTAATCTTTGCCGCTTCAATATCCGCTTCCGTAAACATAGTGCCCTCCTCAGATTCGCTGTATGCGGCGATTGACCCGACTGCCTCTTCCTGCCGGCTCGCCTCTTCTTTTAACGTGTCGACATCCCAGTCAGGCACGATCCTGTCCGCTGCCTCCACACCTTTTTCCTCAATGAGGAACTCCCGGATCCGCCCGAACAACCTGGCGATGACCCCGGCCCTGTAATCGTAAAAATCGAAGGTGACCGGCTCACCCTCATCGAATTTGATATCGGCCAGCCCCTTGACCGCCGGAGGCACCGCACCCAAAAAACCGACATGGCGCAAACTGCCGTCCGGATAGAAGGAGGCGGAGCGTTTTTTATAACGGCCCGCCCGGACCAGCTCCTCGAACTCCGGCATGACATCGCCGAATTTGGCCAGCAATACCTTGGTGCCGTCTATGACCTCGGCCTTCAGCTCCTTGGTCCAGCCATAGGCCGGGCCGTTGTCCTTGGGATGCCCGGCCACGACCGGCGGCTCGTGATGGGCGGCGTTGAACGAGGCCACCGCCTTATCGATAAGATCATCACCGTCATGCTCCTTGCCTGCGGAGTCGAGCTGCTTGCCGCCTCGAAAAATCTCCACAAAATCTTCAAACCCCTTAAAAACTTTCATATCACTCTCCCTCGATTAAATATCCCGGCCATTAAACCCTCAATTTCGAGGACATCCCGTTGCTGCAGAACCATGTACTCCCGCGCCGGGATTTCGTCCCAGGGCAATTTTATTTTCCGGGTATGCGCCCTTTCAAAGACAACCCCGCCGGGCGTCTTCTTGCGGCCGCCATAGACGATATTGGTGCCGATAACCACGCTGTCGCCGGCAACCGAAGAAATGCTCGACTTCCGCAACTGCCCCGTCTTTAAAACCCGCATATCACTCTCCCTAGATTAAATATCCCGCCATTTCACCCTCAATTTCGAGGATATCCTGTTGCTGCAGCACCATAAACTCCCGCGCCGGAATATCGCCCCAGGGCAGTTTCATTTTCCGGGTATGCGCCTTCACAAATACCACCCCGCTGGCCGTCTTCTTGCGGCCGCTCTTCATATTCCGGCCCTTGGCCTTGCGCCGATGCGCCGGCACCTTGGCAACCACCGTACCGAAACTGAATTTAAGGGCCCCAAAATTATGGACGGCGGCATAGACGGTATTGGTGCCGATAATCACGCTGTCGCTCGACACCGAAGAGGTAATCGAATTCTGCAGCCTACCGCTTTTCCTCAGGGTCTGGCCGCGCTTGCCCTCCACCCGTTTCGAGGGTGTCCACTTGGTGGGCCTGCCCCCCTCGCGGAAGTTGCGCCGCACCGACTCCCGGCCGATGGCGCCGATGGTTTTCAGCACCGGCCGCTTATCGCTTGAGCGTTTCACGATTCGGCCCAAAACCTTATCGAGTTCACTGTCGTCTATTTTGATTCCTGGCTCGATCATCGATTGCCGTTTAAACTATCTTTAATTTTTCACCTGTTGAACGCAGACCAGTTCCTGCGTCCAACCAGGCGCTTTTTCCGGTTGCGGGCAAAATAGGGCCATTTACGGCGTTTTTCCGCTCAACACCGGAGTGAGCTCTTCTTCCACCAAAGCGGCCAGCTCTTTCGGGTAGCCTGCGATCCTTTCACGGATCATCTTCTCGGCCTGCTCCCAGTAGTTTTTACCGGGGTTATAATCAAAGCCCGCCTCCGGAATCATATTGGCCGTCTCCAGCGCATTGCCGCTCTCTTTGTCGACCACTTCCAGCATGCGGTCGGTGGGATCGTCCTCCTCCACCTGCATGCCGCGCCGCTCCGCTTGGCCCCTGGTCACTCCGGAGACCGAACAGCGGCAGTTGAAACCGTTGGGCGGATACCAGGTATTCCACACCGCATGATCGGCGGGCCAGATCCGGCCGTCCATGGCCAGGTGCGTTTTACGGGTGCCGGCATCGTTGATGGCGTCATACATCCAGTAGGGCATGATCTCCTTTTCTTCCTGGAGCTGTTCATAGCGCCCGACGTTATAGGCGGTCTGAATGTTGGTCTGAAAAATATTGTTGACCCGCCAGGACCGCTTGCCCACCCAGCCGCGCAGCTCGAAAACCTCGCCGGCATCGGCCTTAAACTGTTCGAAACTGATGCCCTCGTCAATAGCCCGCTGCAGAGCCCGAAACACCGTATTGAGCTCATCGCCCTTGGCAATGCCCGACACTCCAAAGGCCCGCAGTTTGGCCTCACTGGAGAGCGCCCCGTATTGCGACGGGGAGAGCTGCATCTTCCCCCGCCAGAAGGCCTGGGCCGCGCGAATGGGCAGGTCAAAAGATTGCTCAATCGTCATCGTTCGCGCCCGCCGTCGCCGCCATTCTGCCAAGGAGGTTGCCGTTGATTATGGCGGTCTCCACGCTATCCTGCAGGCTGGTCATATCCATATCGGGATAGAGCGCCAGCACATTCTCAAAGGCCTCCTCAAAAGAAGTCGACTGCCGGACCGCCTCCAGGATCCGCGCCTCGTTGGCGGAGAGATCGGCGCCTGCGGCCAGCTTGGCCGCATGATCATCGAGCATCCGCTGTGCAATGGTGCGTGTCTTTCCCGCCGTCCCGGCCGTCTCGGCAAACTGCGGCATAAATCCCTGCTGTGCCTGAGGAGTCACGACCTTGGCGCCGCCCTTGGGCCGGGGCAGGTTGTAGGTGTCATACCAGTAATCGTCATCCACCTGGACGCCGATCCTGGCCACCAGCACCTCATCCCGCTCGGCCCGGTCTTTCAAAACCTGCTCTTTTTCGGTGTTGTAGCTGAACTTGGGATAGACCTTGACGTCGCTGAAGTTGAAGTCGACAATCCATTTGACCAGGGTCTCGTTGAGGCACTCCGACATCAACCCGGCATCCGCTACCTTAATATCGTCCCGCACCTCCTCATGCGTCTGTGATGCCGCCAGCGACCCGCCCTTGACCTCGGTTGTCAGGGTCTGGCCCAACACCGCTTTGGAGATCTGCAAATCCATATACTCGCAGAGCGACTCATAGGTAACATTGCCGCTCCGGGAGGCCTCCAGCAGCTTGATCACCATGCCCTCGGGGATTATGACGCCGGTTTCGGAATGGATGGCGTTGACCGCCTCCAGCAACGTTTTCTTCTCATCCTCCTTGGCATTGCTGGGATACTCGCCTATGCCGGTGGGCATGCCGAACTTGTCGAGGAAAATCAGCCAGAACTTAATGCCGTGCTTTTTGAACCACAACGGCCACCACAGCCGCCGCCCCAGACCTTTACCGAAGGGGTTGTCGCTGTCGCCGTAGGAGAACACCATAAACTTGCACTCCGGCACAACCTCGCCTTCCTTGGGCTGCGCCTTGGTGAGCAGCCTGAGCTGCCGGTCGACGGTAAAGCCGAAGCGCCTCGGGTGCTTGGCCAGGATCCGCGCCGGAGTAATAACCTTATCCTTTTCCTCCCACATCACCTCGGCCACATAGAACCCATACAGGATGCCCTGCATCAGCTCCTGTACCGCCTGGATCATATTGCAGTCTTCCAGCGCCGTGGTGACCAGGGCGGCAATTTCCTTGCTCCTGGCCGACTCATCGGCCGGAGTCACTTCCCAGCGCTCCCCGGCAACGGAGAGGTATCTGGTCTGCAGCACCGAGCCGGAATGGGCGTCGCGGTCGATCTCGTCATAGAGCTTCAGCCCTTTGCCCTTCGATTCCGTGAGGATGGTGGTATCCGGATTCTCAAGAAAGAAACCTGCTGTAACGTCGACATCCTTGCTGATGACGGCTATTTCTTCCGATATCGGCGGTGCTTTTTTCTCTGTCTCTGCCATTTTCATCTACCCATAAAACCGGACATGTCGGTGCTGGAGCGCCTCTCGCCGGTCGATTGATATTCGATTATGCCGCCGCCACCCTGCCTGGTGGCGTAGACCACCATGGCACCGGCAACCCCGGCGTCGCCGTGACGCTGGCCCCCGCTCGATTCGGTTTTGCCGTCCGGCAGCTTGGCCACTCCCTTGACCATCTTGAAAGCCCTGTTGTCCTCAATCCAGTCGGCATCAAGGGGGAGCAGGAGCGTTTCATCCTCGAACGCCGCTTTGTAGCGCGGCATATTGTCCCGGTACCAGGCCTCGGTGAGCATCACCTGGCTAATCCTGTCCGGGCCGTATTTCTGCGCCGCCACCTCGGCCAGATACTGACCGTTGCCCCTGGCGTCAAAGGCCCCGTGGGTAAACATCGGCAGTCGGTCGCAGATATAAAAGACAACCTGACGCTGGGTCTCAAAGGGCACGTTTTTCAGCTCCAGGCCGAAGGGCGCGGCAAACGTGGCGTTCTGTTGCTCCTGTACCGGCAGGTAGATACTGAGGTCGCCTTTTCGGGCAAAGTCCTCGCCGAAGTAACTGCGCCGCCCCGGCTGGAGTTTTTCCAGCAATGGGGCGAGATGGTCCTCGCACCAGGCCTCCGTTTCGCTGATCCGCCGGTGCTCGGGCAAAAAAGTAAACTCATTTTTCAGCTCCAGCCGCAGCACGGGGATATCCGGCGACATGCAGCGCTCGACCAGGGCACGGGACAAAAATGCCCCGCTGCCCTGGGCGGGCACGCAAAACAATTCCTCGTCATGGTTCGGGCTGTACCGTTTGACCAGTGACGCTCTCCAGGCCATTTCTTCCTGCAGGCTCCACGGCTTGCCGGTAACTTCACAGATCCTGCGGTACAATCCTTCGTTGATGGCGTCATCCAGGGTTACCCTGTGGATCGAGTAATCGTTTCGGCCTGCTCTGGCGTCCTGGATCAGCACGTTAAACGGATTTTCGGCGCCGTTGTGGGTACTGATGATATGGACCGTTCCACCCCACATGGTCATCGCTATCGCCGCCTTCAGGAGTTCCTCAAGGTCATCGACAAATGCCGCCTCATCCAGTACCAGTCGCTCCCGGGGACGGCCCTTACTGCGCAGGTTTCGCGGGTTGCTGGAAAAAGTCTCGATGGCATAACCGCTGTCGAAGCGTATGTCGTAGACATGGATATCCTTGCCGTCCTCTCTCTTGAGAATCTTCTCGCCGATGCTTCCTGCTGCGGTATGGAAGGCCTTGGCCCAGGTGGCGCAGTCCTTGATGAATCCGGACGTCATTTCCTTGTCGTACGAGATGTAATAAACGTTTGCTCCGCGCTCGGCATCGGCGGCATGGAGCACCGAGTCGGCAGCTTCGCCGTAGGACAGGCCGATCCGCCGGCCTTTCTCGATGATCTTCACCGGCGACTTATCCGCTATCCAGCGTTGCTGGTATGGGAGCAGGATTGCGCTCATGCCATGAGTTCCTTCATGATTGCCGAGCGCAACGAATCGACGGTCGCCGCACTGGCCCCTTGTATTGTGGCCTCTTTGGCAACGTTGTCCGCCGCCCGTTCCAGGGCCTGCTTGCGGATCTCACTCTCCCTCTTTACGTTGAGCGTGGCCGAGGCCTCCAGCCGTTGCGCCGCCAGCGACAAAGCCTTGAGATTATGGATCACGTCCGGGATGGTCTCCTCGGTCAGTTCGGCATCCTGGAGTTTTAAGCTCAGTTCAAAGGCCAGGGTCCGCAACACCTCATTGACCAGATTGCCCACCTGCCCCTGAGGAGCGGCGCCAAGCTTGCCGATCCACATTTTGGCAATCTCGCGGGACTGCTGCAGCTTGGCCCCGGCCTGGCGCATGGATAAATCGAAACGGTTGACCGCCGACTTGGAGAGCCGGTCCTCATGACCTTCGGCCTCCAGGATCTCGTTGATTCTGGAGGTGGCCTCCAGTTGAGTGATGCGCGGATCGCGGAGCAGCTCGTGGAGCCTCTCTAGGATATCTTCCGGCAATCTTTTGATGGTGGAAGGCTTGGCCATATCTTACAGCTCCGGTACCGGGCGTTTGACTCCGGGGACAACCGCGGCGCCGGTGGCCGCATCGAGACCCCGCACAGTCAGTTTGGCCACGATGACACCCGCCGTATCGGCGGACACAATCAGCCCCTGCTCATTGAGCCATGAAAGCTCGGTGCGCAGCCTATCCATACTGACGGTATGCCCCAAGGAGCGCAGAACCGAGCGCAACACATGTTCATTGTGGCTGTAGTCGGCATCTTCGGCCAGCACCCGCAGTACGACCAGCCGCATATCCTCCTGTACCAGTTTGGCGAAATTCCCCATTAATCGACCCTCAGATGATGTTGGTTAAGCAGATCGACCGCCCGGTTGATCCCGGTGAGCCGACCGTCGAGCGTACCCAGTTTCTCGGTCAACGCCCCGATGGTTTTCGAGAGATCCGATAGTTCCTGTCTGCTCGGCAGATGATGGACATCCCGTTCCAGATCGGTGATGCGCTGCAGCCGCCGGTCGCAGTCCAAATCTTTTTTTTCCTTGGCATCGGCCAGGGTTTTGATGGCTCCCGCATGTCCGCTCACCGTGCCCTCCAGGGATGCAAATCGCGTTTCGTTGGTCTTTTTGCGCCGGTCCCACCAGACATAGACGCCGATAGCCAGCGTGCCGGCAAGCTGGGCGAAGTCGAACCAAAAACGCCAGGCTGTATAGTCTTCAATCACATTCCACCCTTTAGTCTCTCCACCAGCGTGGCGCATTCCAGACACCGCAGGCAACCGGGAGCCGCGATCCGGCGGGCCTGCGGTATTTCTTCCTCACAGTCGACACAGTTCGTCCGGGAGGTCC